CAATGATGGGGTAGCGCGGCACATAGAAGCCAGCGTCAGTCAGTCTTTCCCAAAAGACTTGGTGTTGGATGCCGTTTTCAAATAGGAAGTCGCGGAGGCTGTCCGGCTCCCCAAAGATCGGAGTAGCCAGCGCATCCATGTTCAGGCTCATCTATCGGCCTTTTGATCCAAGCGGTCAAAGATTTTGCCAAGCATTCCCTTAATGTCTTGAATGTCTGCTCGGTAATCATCCCGATTGACATACATCATTGGCATCTCTGCCATTCTGTCCTCGATCCTGATGATTGAGCGCGAGATACTGTTCAGTATCCACCCAAAAGCGGCTCCTGCGGCTGCAAAAAGAATGTTGATTAGGAACTGAGGCTCCACTGTCAGACTCCGTAATAAGGAATTTTCTTGGCGTTTCCGTTGACATAGACCGTTATGTAACCTTCTGGTGCCAGCGGCAGACTAGGATCAGGCATTGCCGCTGTGTTGCTGGTTGCTAAGTTAGCATTAAGGTTGGATGTTACCGTAACATTAGAAAATGTTGCATTCCCACCCGTAATCGCAACGGCATTAGCATTCTGTGTTGCCATTGTGCCAAGGCCACTGACATTGGCTGTCGAAATAGCAATGGCGACATTGGCTGCGCTAGTAATGCGACCTTGCGCATCTACTGTAATCTGCGAAACATCGGTTGCCGTACCATAGCTGCCAGCCGCTACAGCGGTATTAGCAAGCGTAATAGTGACATTACTGGTTAGTGCGCCACCACCTGTTAAGCCAGTGCCAGCAAGGACATTAACGGTATTTGCCGCTGCACCCACATTAGCTGCATTTAAGACAACTGCGCCAACCTGACCATTTACCGACGTTACTGTGTTGCTCTGATCAATCTTTTGCCAAACTGTGCCATTGAAGATTGCCCAGTCACCAATCTGCCAATCAGTAATGCCATCTAAATTTGTGCTACCAGCAACATTAACAACATAGTAGTCACCGTTTGTGCCTGTTCCAGAACTGAGCGCCGGTAAGTTGGCGTTGGCATTCCAAGTGCCTTTATAGGTTAAGCCCGACGTACCACCGCCAACAGTGACTACGGTTTTTAACATGATGTTATTCCTTCAATGCAATAACGCTTAGAGGCCATCACCGGGCGTCACATAAATTGCCGTAGTGCCGGAAGCCGTTATCCCAGTAAAGTAAGCATTGGGTACGAAACTCAAAATTTCGTCAGTGCCGGGAAGCAGTGGCAATGAAGCACCAGACGTAGTTACGATTGCAGCATTTGTGTTTGCTTCTGCCGCTGTTGTGCCATAGCCTAGAAACACGGTCACAGCGCCGGGATTGATGATCCGATATTGATTGCCACCTAACGTCGTCGAAGCGCATTGCACAGGCGTTGGTGCAGTCGTAGCAGCCGTGAAAACAACGGTGTTCCCAAGTTTTGTAAATGCGTTAATACCCATTGTCGCCTCTATTTAGTAATGTTGACAACCCTACTGTTGTCTTCCAACGCAATAAACTCATGTGACTGATTGCTAGGAAAATCAATTACAGCGCCCGCACCATATTCCGCTTCCCACTCGTTACCGTGCGCTCTGATCTTCCCACGCGCCACAATCGTTATGTGTGCATCGCCTTTAGTATGTGTGTGCATCGGTAATACATCACCTGCTTTTTCAAACGTATAGATAACACCAGCAAGCCGCCCGGCAGATAATGGTTTACTCAGCAATGACATTAGGTTGTTCGCCTATAACCATTGCTTCTGCCGCTGCTCTTTCTGCGGCTACTCGATCTTTTTCTGCTTGCCAAACTGTTATAGCTTGCTGGTAAGGCGTAAAGTCTGTTATCTCTTGGTTTGCTGTCATTTTTTTGGTTACAGGGTTTCTGTACTCAACTTCACCGTGCGTGTCGTACCACTGAATGGCATGGATAGTTGGATCTATAAAAGACAAGTCAAGACCACCATAACCTTCCCCGTCTACAGCTACAGATGAATCGTCAGTAACAATAATTGTCACCCTCATTTTTTGGCTCCTATAAGAACTTGTTGTGCGGGAGTAATGCCTGCGGTAGCAAGTAATACTTGTTGCCCTACTTCGTTAGCTTTTACCATTTCATTTCTAAACGATTCAACAGCCGCACCGGTATGTCGTTGTTGCTGGCTATTTTCTATCATCAACATTGGCAACCATGCCATTGAACACGCCCATTCATCGACTTCTTTCCCTGTATTTGGGTTTGTGCCACGCACTTGAATAAACCACGCGCAGTCAAGTTGTCTACAAGGTTTGAATGAATCTAACGGGCATCCGTTTTTAGGTTCAAGCTTCATATTAACTAAACCATGTGACTATGGCTAACCTAGTACCTTTTGTTACTGGCGTAATGGCATGAGGGTATAAAAAGTTTGAAGGAAAAACTATTGCGCTTCCTTTTGGCGGCTTTACTCTCATAGCCCCGTTAAAAAATTCCCATTCCCCGCCTTCGTAATCATCATTCAACGTAAACGAGCAAGATAATGTCCGAATTACACCCGGAGCGTTATCAGTGTGCGTCTTATAAAAACAACCAACATCGTATTTTAATAAATCATATCCAGAGTCCGTCTGAAGTTGACACTCTATAAGACTGTTATAGTTGACTATCACCTTACCAGCCGCAGCGAACAGCTCTGAATCTAATGCTGATCTAGCCACTCTATTTTTTTCTATTACAGCAGCAGTTGATATTCCTATTTGCTGAACACGTCTAATACTCATATCAATCAAAGAGTTTGTATTTGGACTGCCTCCAACTTCAGCATATCTCCAATCAGCGTCATCTTTATACTCATCTATTATTTTGTCACATACCGAATGGCTTAAAAAATTCTCAAAAATTTTTATGTATTTATCTAGCGTATCCATCAGTCTTTACTCGCAATAATTAAATCAACATATTGAACTGCAAGATTAATTGCTGTTCCGCTAAACGAATGGTTGTGCGAACCGCCACCACCTGTAGCACTAGTTGTAATAGCTGGGGCGTCGGAGGACGCGGTGTCTCTTTGTACATTAATATTGCCACCGCAACCAGAGGCTGTGGTTACGGTATGCGTATGGCTTGGTATTTGTGCCGTAGTTAGTGTTGTACTCCCAACCGTACCACTCACCCCTTGAGAGGCGAAGGCTGTGGTAAACGCAACAGAACCACCAGAACTTGCCGAACCACTCACAACCCGTAATGCTTTGTTGTCATTCGTCGTTTGCTTTGTCCATCCGGTTGGGGCTGTTGTTTGCTGGAATAGCATCAACGTGCCAGAAGGAAACCCGCCACCCCCTGCCGCAGCCCAAGACAAACCAGTTGTCGCAGACGAGTTGGCAGTTAAGACTTGACCGTTAGTTCCAACAGCAAGGCGAACATTGTCCGTACCATCGTAACCAATCAAATCACCTTTGGTTGTCAGAGGCGATAAATTGTCAAAAGCTATTACTTTAGTTGATGCGCCAGTGCCACCGTCAAGAATAGCAAGGTCAGTAATGCCGGTAATTGAACCACCTGTAATTGCCGCATTGCTTGATATTAAGTTTGTTGCATTCGCAGTTGTCAGGTTTGCCGTACCGCTGCTAATTGTTACGTTGCTAAGTGTCAGGTTTCCAACAGAAGTGGCTGTTCCACCTAAAGCTATGGTCGTGTTACCAATTGTAATGTTGCCAGTTGCGCCACCAACAGCCAAGCTAACCCACGACGTACCATCAGAAGTTAATACGTTACCGTTATTGCCCGGCGCAACTACTTTGACCGCACTAGCGCCATTGCCAAGCAAAACATTGTTTGTGGTTAGTGTCGTTAAACCCGTACCACCTTGCGCAGCAGTGATTGCGGTTGAAACGCTACTAATCGTCACGTTAGTCAGTGTCAGATTTCCGACGCTAGTAACAGTTGATCCCAACGTAACTGTCGTATTTCCGAGAACAACATTGCTGTTTGCTAGGTAGTTGTTTGGAAATGCCGATGCTGGAGTGCCAATAGTGACGTTAGCAAACGTCATATTGTTTAGCGTCGATACCGAGTTACCAAGCTGGATTGCCGTGTTGCCTAATGTAATTGTCGTGGCAAAGTTGGCATCCAGTTGCGCTAACGGAATCGTCGATGTTGCATTTGCAAATATATTAGGTACTGGCATTTAGAACCTCGCTCTCAATTCATGCTCAAACTCAAAACCGTTGATGGTAAATGGTGTCACGCTACCCTCTAATGTGATGCCCAAATACTTTCCAAACATTTTTGCATCTTTTTTATACAAATAATAGCCAGCACCGGAACTTGTCGTTCCTAACCAACCAACGATTGTGCTGCTATTATTGCTCCACGGAATGACTGTGCCAACATTGTTGAGCCATCCAACAGAGTTAGAAAAGTCAATTGGTGGGGATTGCTGGTTTTCTGAATCAACATAGGCAACAAAAACCAAAGGCGTTGTTCCTAATGTTGCTTCAATACCAATCTTCAGTGCTTGCTTGTCACGAATAGGATCGCCCATCGGCAACAAAGCAGTTTCCAATATCATATCTACAGGATTAGTTGCATCCTCGTAGAACTGGAAAAGCGTTTGACCTGTCGTGCCATAAAGATTTAAGAAACCATCCTTAAATGCTGGTACCACATAATAACAATCAGTTAATTGATTCGTAAAGAACCACTTGCGCTCAAAAAATGCTGCTTGTACCCAACGCTCCGTGCCATCATCGTTAAATTTAAAATTGAATACGGCACACAGAATGTTGTTGATTAGGCACTGACCACCAGTAATTTCTTCGGCAAAGTTAATAAACGGAAATATTCCATCTAGCGGATCGCTGATCTTGGTTGTCGTGGCACCCACCAACGCATACACGCCGTATTCGTTCATAAATAACACTGAACGGAAGTACGGAAAAATGGCATGGTTTAAGGCCGAACCTACCGACGCAGATACGTTGGTATTGGTAAACAGCGTAGTGCCAAGTGTAGCGTCCACCCGAACATCCGAGAAGACGTTAATACTGTCCTCGCCAAACACATACAAGAAGTTATTGGCAGACAAAATGCGTGTGATGACGGTACGCAGCGTCGAATCACTTAACGTAATGAAGCCAGCCGTTAAGTTAATAAAGTCGTTATAGGTATCAGTCGCGCTGTAGTACACCGTCCGATCTTGGGCAATCCAAGTACGGCCTGAAAAAGTAGCAATATCAGAACCGCTTTGGTTTAGGATTGTGCAAGTAACATTGGCATTAGTGCCTGCGCCAGTAATGGTTACCGTCGGCGCAGCAGTGTAGCCAGTGCCAGCCTCAGTCACAATCACTTCCGATACCGCATTCGCAACAACCACAACCGTACCTGTTGCTTGCACACCATTAGCCTCGTTAGGTGCGCCAAAGGTAACGGTGGTATTTGACGTTAGATAGCCGCTGCCAGCATTGTTGATGGTAACGGCGTTAATACTGCCAATGGAGTTAAGATTAGCGCCATCCCAAGTCTTGTATCCTTTAACCGGATCAATGATCAACGCACGCTCATTGCGCCACTGCGTAATCATTACATTAGAATTTGAGAAGGTATTAGCCGCAGCAATGTTTCCTTGAGCGCCTGTCGTAATGTTGACGTACTGCGCCGATCCATTGGCTTGGAAGGCCATTACATATTCATTATTGTTAATATTGACAGAGCCTAGAAACGAAACATTCGCAGTAAACGCAACATTCGCAACTTGCTGATTGCCGGGAGTAATCTTGAGGTTGCCGTAGCCAATAGGCTGGACGTTTTCCAACCAGCTAAACTCGCCATCACCAATTACCGTGCGGTTGTTCTTGGTGTTAAGACCTTTGAAGTCTTTGACTACGGCGTAATTTTTTTTCTGCTCTGCCGCAGCCATATCAATACCCCGCTGTGTAAGGTGTCGGCAGCCTGCGAGTAAAGGTAGTGTTCAGAGCTTCCATAACGTGCTTGCTGTACTCTTGCTTGAAGATTTCAGCTTCACCGTAAGACTGCTCTTGGTATTTTGCTATGTAAGCGGCGTAGAACGGCACCGCTTCAGTAAAAGGTGTAGGTAATACTTCGACATCAGCACCGTTGGTCATTGGATCAACCAAGACAACAGTATCAATCTCCATTTGGTACGCCTGATCAGGCTTTGGGCCAATAAAAATCTTCTTAGGCCCATACATGGAAAAGCCTACCGGACGCCCAGTGTAGTTTTGCCAATAGCGCAACTGTGCATTAAAGTCAGTCCAAGGCAGGTAGTACAGTGGAATGCGCGAGTTCCCCCAGTAGAGGATCACATTCAGCACATCAACGGTATTGACGCCTTCAGGCAAGTCAGCAAAGTCGATGGTTTCGACGTTGTAGGTTACCGTGTGATTCTGCAAAACACGATTGCACCCTGAGTCTCGGACTAGGGTGTTACGCCCATCGTTTATGTAATCCGTTAGCTCTGCATCTGTCCAGAAGTTCGCATTAACGTCATGTAATAAACGCCGGGTCTGCGTAATGTAACCAGCAAGCGTATCTGCCATTTTTAACCATCAAGGTTTGCAACTTTCGCCGCACCCTTTGCCTTGGGCATTGGGGCGGCTACTCGTTCCACCACTGGGGCTGACAAGTGGACGGGCTTTACAGACTCTTTCGAAAAAGAAAACAAGGCCAGTTTTTCCATTGCTTCGTCAAACTGGTTGCTCATTTTCATCCAACCAAGTCTTACAAGATACGGCTCTTTATTGTCATCGCCATAACCAAAGATATGTTTTGCTGCAACTTCAGGAATCTCCACCACTTTTCTTGGCTCAAAATGGTACACCGTACCATCCAGACCGTCAGAAAATGGCTCAGAACCGTTGTTGCAAACAAAGATCGTGGTCATAGCGAGACAATATCTCCATACAGGGCAACATCGCAAGTAACTGCGGCGTTGACCGAACAATTAACGTAAAGCACTCGGGCAGTTTGAACGTCAGTGTTTGCAGCAGAAGCCAATGTCAAGTCATCAAACTTAGTCGTGCCAGTTGCGGCACTCAATGCTTGATCGGCTGCAATGGCAGTGCCTCCACCGCTTACGGCGGTGAAGACACCCACATTGGCACCACTTGCATTACCACTGAAGTTAGACAGAACTATCCGACGCACAATGTATTTAGTTGCCGCTTGCGCAACCAAAGTCGTGACATCACCAGTAGCAGCTAGGCTTACGCCTGTTTGCTCTGCTAAACGGTAATTGCCAAACGAATCTGGATACGAACGGCCTACTGCATTTGCGTCCATAGCTCCCCCTTATGCGTAGGTTTCGCCAGCAGCTTGACCGCCATTGATGTCCAACAGGGTCACAGTCGCATTGCCAGAAGAATTCTTGGCATAGATGTTGACACCATCGGAGATCACAACACCACCAGTATTGGATGCCATAACGGTAGCATTAGAACTGCCGTTATAGGCCAACACGGTGACGTTAGCGGACGGGAACATGACATAGATACCTGCTGGAATAACAGTACCATTGCCAGTTGCCACTGCGGTAAGAGTAACAGTCTGGAAGTAAGC